TTATTTAATGCCTAATTCAGTTTTTACACCATCCATATATCTTGCATCGACATCTTCTAGCCTATAGTCATATGTAGCGATTGCATACACATAACAATCAACTCTACTTTCTTCAGGCGTTACCTCATCAATTGTCTTTCTCCCTGCTGACAATAATCTTGCATTGGCTCTGGTTCTTGCATCTACTACTGTTCTTTCCATTTCAATTTTCTCCTAACTGTAATATTTTATTGTAACCCTAGATGGGCTAAAATACGATTTAATTTATCTTCATTACTTAATTGTATTTCCATAATGGTTAATGCATCATCTGCTGTAAGCATTGTTGTTTCTTTTATCGGGGCTGTATCACCTTTAATGTCTTCCAATGTTACGGGTATCTGTGGTTCTGGAATAGGCAAATACTCATCCGTCCATTTTTTATTATGTCTATCATATTTTCTGTTGATATAAGAAAGATCATAGCTCTCAATGGGAATCATATCATCTTGTAGAACTTCACCACTTAAAGAGGCTATACCAACGCAATAACCTTGTTCATTTATTTGTGCGTAATTAAACATGTTTCCTACTCCTTTTTAATAAAATTCTATAACTTGCCATGCTACTGTACTTAGTGAGTAAGATTTACCAATGAATTTTAAGGTAGTTGAATTCTCTAATACAACGGCATTTGTATAGTTACTAGTGCTACCATTGTGACTTGTCTCACTAATTACAATAGATTTTGAGACATTTACTGAGTTAATTGTAATTGTATGGTCGCTACTTGCCTCAAAAGTTCCTCGTTGCACACTCTTAACAACTTTCGGGCTCCCCATTAAACTTGTCATATGACTCTTAATATTATCTCGAGCTGCATTCGTATTGTTATTAATATTAGTCTGGGTAGTAGTCATACGTTGATCAAGGTTATCAAGTTTAGCGCCTCTAGCATCTGTCCAAATACTTTTTTGTGGAAGTCCATTAATACTATTTAAAATAGCTATTTTAGCTGCATTAACCCATTCACTAATCAACGTGCTGAGTGGTTTTGAAGTATCTGCATTGACTCTTTCATTAATAACCTGTCTAACATCACCCGAAACATCTATATTCGTTACTTTTTGCTCGATATCTTTAATCTTTTCTTCTGCTTTCGTTCCATCAGCCATAAATACAACCTCAGCTGATGTATGAGGATATAACACATCCCCATTATCTGCTTGAAGTTCTCCTTTTAATCTAGCCATCTGGCACCTCCTACCCTACTACTTTAAAAAATAATTTTCGAGATACAGCATCCGATGTTGAGGTTCCCACTTTTATAGCATCACCTGGATCACCTTTAGGTCCCTGTGGCCCTTGTGCACCTGTTGCTCCCTTTGCACCAGCTGGTCCTTGTGGTCCTGTAGCTCCAGTGTCCCCCTTTGGCCCTTGTGCTCCTGCTGGACCCTGCTCTCCTGTAGATCCCTTAAAGTTTCCTCTTTTGGTCCAAGTTGTAGATGCTGTTTTTTCATATACATCTCCATTAGAGGTATTCAATGCCCAATCTCCTATTACACCTAATGATGTAGCTGGTGCTCCTGTAACATTATGCATTTTAGATCCAGCAACTCCAGCTGGGCCTTGTGCACCTATTGCACCTGCAGGCCCTTGAGGCCCCATTTCACCTGTATCACCTTTAGGTCCCTGTGCCCCTGTTGCACCCTTTGGACCAGTCAATTTACCAGCATCTAACTTTTGTTGAAAGGTTTCTCCATCTGCAAATGTTACAGCATCTGCTGAAGTTAGTACATCAACTTCTTCAATCACTTCACCTGTTTGTTCATTTAATAATTGTACTCTTACCTTTTTTAATACTGACATTTTATCACTTCCTTATTCTTGTACTTTAATCCCCATATTAGGACTCACTCTAACACTTTCTATTGTTTCACCACTACTTTGCCTACTTGTAACTTTAAAATACATTTTACCCTTCACTCGCTCCTGAACAGGAATATCTGTACCTTCAGGTATAACATATGGACTAGATAAATTCTTGATTTGTTCGTTTATAGTTGAATCACTTAAGATTCGTGCTTCCTCTTCTTGTTGTAATAAGTCTGTAAACCAATCTCTTATAGGTTGATGTGCTTCAGAATCTTTATCATGTATTTCTAAGTCTTCTGGCGATAGACTAACCAAACTACTATTAATCGTAGCTGATACCTTGGTAGCGTTACCTATAATAGCTATAATATCGATCTTCTTTTCAATCAGTTCACTACCTTGTGCTGGTATGTAATCCGCTAACGCCCCAGCATTACCATAGACATATAAAATTTCTTGCTCCATATTATCAGGATCCCTCGCAAACAAACCTAATTCTCTATAATAAAACCCTATTTCTAAATTGCTATTATTAAAAGAACCTCCGACTTTAGCTGTTCCATCTTCTCCAATAGTGAGCTTTGTAATTTCGATCGACAATTTTTCACTCATAAGTTTATTAAATGTCTGTGGTGCTTGTCCTTGTAATTCTCCATCACCTATTGCTATACGCGTAAAGTGTAATGGGGTACCCGTTTGTGCTTTAGCTTGTAGAGCTAAACCTTTATTTGTAAAAAATACACCTGAAATACTCATTTTGTTTACCCCTCCTGCCTTATTGTTATTTTATCGCCTGTATGTACTGCAAAGCCTACATACATACTTAGCTTACTTGCAAGTAAAACGATGACTTCATCAAGCCAACTACTTTTTCTTTTAATATGCTCAGCTGCATCTTTAAATCTCCTAATAAAACTTTCATCAACACTTATATTAGTTGTCGTAATTCTAAAATGATGAGGCTCTCCTCCATATTCATACCACTCCTCTACAGTACTTTCTCCAAAGATTGTGGTGACTACTTCTTCAACAGCTGCAACAGTGCCCTTTTTCTTATGCCAGTTAATAGCATTTTTAACTAAGCTTCTTTTTGTCTCTAATGGCAATGTAGCATCATAATAAGGTGCATCAAATTGCTTGGCCATTAAATCCACCATATCCTCTTCCAAAGTCTCAATACTTGGCAATATGTAAAGTTTTTGTATAGCACTTTGAAGTTTCTTCATTTCTAAATCAATCGCTTCACAGGATGCAATAACCTGCTTATCATATGAAATGCTTGAGGGGAGTAACTCCTTAATGGATAGATTATTTATGCTATGCATCCTCTACTCCTCCAAAGACTATGGATTCACTTGTCAAGTGCGCTATGCTTGTACCCTCTAACGTGGTAAATGAAGGACTTGTTACCTGAACACGTTTTGCCCCAGCTTGCATCACACGATAAATAAGCTCAGATGGATTAATATCTCTTCCTAGCTTACTTTGTTGCCATACCTTATACTCAGCTATTGCTTGGTTCACTTGATTTTGAATAACGTTAGCCATGGCAACATCTTTTCTATCTATCCAATAAGTCATTTCTAAAGCATAGTTTTGTTTAGTTGGCTGAATAACACTTACCTTATCTGTAAGAGGCTTAACATTCTTTTCACTACACCTTGCAAGGATTTTATTTCTAAGCTCTTCTGATAAAAGCTCCCCATTTACACCGATTGGAATAATATTAACTTCTCCTGCTTTAGGTGTAATCACTGCTACATCCCCTATTTCAGGAGATACCGTCTTAGCCCAAAAAGCATAGGCACTATCACTTCCCGCACATGAATAAGAACTTGGTGCTTCATAAGCTCTTTGTCTTAATGCATCGTCTCGTTCTTCATCTGTTCCACCTGTAGTCGTTGTGGTGTTTGTTACATGACTAAAGTATGGGAATACATCTACAAGCTGATTAATCTGCCCTGCTACAAGACCATTGCCTATAACACCTGGCAGCATGCATTCAACGACTACATCAATACTTAATTGACCTGGTAGAATTATTGCATGCTCTATGGTCGCAAAATAAAGTTCTCCTGCTTTCACCCTTGTGCCTTTTGGTATAGTCATGACACTTGCTTGTGCATTAGATAATGTAAACTTAACCGTGCATCTTGAAGGAGAAGCTTCTAACCGCTTTACGCCTACCAATGCTACAACTTGATCTAAATAATCATCTTGTGCATAGGCAAGTAAATTTTGTTTTCCACTAAAATCTATTATCACACGCTGTTGGGTAATAATAGAGGCAATAGCTTCTAAAAACAACCTCACAGGATCACCTGGATAAAGTTTCTTATTCGCTATTGCCTCATATGCATTAATAATATCCTTTTCTACTGTTGAAGTTTCTGTCTCACAAAAACTTATCGCTTTTAATTCTCTAAGACTCATTCATTAACACCATCACTTTCGGTCTTAATCTTCCTGTTAAATGGTCTTTTTCATAGGTCACTTTCGTTACCTTTACTCTAGGCTCATAATCCTGTATAGCTTCTATAATTTGAGCTGTACATATATTTTCTGCCATTTCTAGAGGTAAATCTAAAGCACTCATATCTATTCCAAAATTTCTATCCAATGGAACCGACCCTTTTGAAGTTATTAATATCATAGCTATATTTTGAAGGATTTCTTCTTCTCCTCTTGCAAGCATATTAAGAGGTTTAAGTTCTGCTGTTACTTCATACATTCTTTTTCCTCCTATTTAACATATTCTTTAAGTTTAACATCTGCTTTACCTTGCAAGACATTTCCATGATTATCTACCTTGGTATATTCTTGGTCTACACTTTCTACAACCCAACGGTAGTACCCCATAGCATCTCCGCCTATAACGAGTAGTAGTGGCTCGCCAGTTCTACTATATTGCATAAGTTTCTCCATATCATAACGAGGATTTCTTCCAAGTAAAACATCGAAGTGCATTGTAAAACTAATAGTATCCAAGTCTGGTCCTAAGAACTCACCTTTTGGCTTTTGCATATGTACTTCATGAATAGCCCATCTCCCTGAACTACTTCTTGAAAAATCTTGGAAAGTATTTACATTTTTTATAGATACTTTAAATAAAATATCTCCTAAAGCG